AAATTCTCGTTCTTCAACATCATAAACCGGCTCAAATCCTCTTAGGTCAGTTATATCGTAATAACGACGTATATGATAATTACCTAAAAAGGTCTTTTCACAATTGTGACAGAAGAAATGAACAAAAAGATTTGGAGAAGTATGTTCATCGTCAATATAGTAGGAGCTTAAACACGAGGGGTCGCCAGATTTGTGACACATAGGACAGACTGACGGATATTCGATTTCAAGATTTTTCTTACTAAGGTTATCGTTCAATGATTCGCAGTTATAAATTGTCTTTTTGATAAGCAAAGACTCCTTTCATTATATAGTGTAATGAATTGCGGTTCATCACTACATATAGTATATCATAGAAAGTTGGTGAAATCAATGCACATTAATGAATTTGCTGAAATCTTGCTTAAAAGCAGAAAACAGAAAGGTCTTTCGCAAAGTGAGCTTGCTAAGAAATCGGGCTTTACCAAAAGAGCTATTCAGTATTGGGAGAAAGGAAAGAAGAGTATTTCTCTTGAAAATGCCGACAGGCTCTTAACGGCTTTGAGTGTAGAAATCAAGATAGGTAAAACAGAAATCAGGTGAGAAAATGGCAAAACTTAAACTTATTGACACAGTCGAAATCGTTTCAGACAAAATTACCAACGAAAAATAGGAGGTGTACATATGCCGAGAGAAAGACCTATCATCAATTGGGATGAAGTGCCGGTGATAATTGATGTGCCGTATGTGGCACGGTTGCTTGCACTTAATGTTGATTACACAACACGGCTTGCACAAAGGGGCGTTCTTCCTGCCCACAAAATCGGAAAGCTTTGGCGATTTGATAAGGAAGAAATCAGACAATACATAAAGGAGCATTAACAATGCGGTTAAGAGATTACCCGACAAAAAGAAAGCTACTCAAAGATATTGAAAACCTCATAGCAGAGAACAGACATCTCGGCATTGAGTTGAGAAACGCAAGAACAGACCTTGCACTCGAAAAAACAGCGTCAAGCGGTTATCGTCACGAGAACAGAGAGCTAAAACGCAAGCTCAAAGCCTATGAATCATCAAAACCTGAAACAGTCGGTTTTGAATGTGTGGGGGTTGAAAATGCCAACGACTACAAGGTTGTTTGATGAAAAGAACATTTTGCGGACCTTAGCAAAATGTTTATCAAATATAAAGGTGGGAAATATTTTGAATTACACTGATTTTATATCCTCAAACGGATACATATGCACTGAATCTGAGTTTGAAATTGCTAAGGCACACGCTAAGAACAAGTTGGCGGTTATTATCAGCCGATTTGGTGATGCAAACGGTGAACGCCTTGAGGATTATTACCTTGAACAGCTTATCAGGGAAGAACTCAGAGCTGAAAGAGTATCAAAGGCGTTGTTTGAAATGCAACTTGCAGGCAAAGAGAAATCCCGCATTGCTTAGGAGCAGCAACACGGGATTAAACAAAAAGAAATTTAAACAAGCTCATTATATCATATTGAATCGAAAAATCAATAGTTAGGAGATATTAAAATGTGCGAAGTATGCAGAAGCACTCCGTGTAATCCGATGTGCCCAAACGCACCGCAAGTACTGGTAATGGGGCATTGCAGAGCGTGCAACGCAGAACTCAGATATGATTATACATATTTCAGAGATACAAATGATGATATTTTCTGTTCTCGTGAATGTGCCGAACTTTTTCACGGCATTACCGAGGAAGAATGGTCAATAGATTAAGGAGGTAACATAAAATGACCAAAATTACAGAACCCGTTAATTTGCTTGAAACTGCTGATATGGAAGAAGTAAAAAATCTGTCAACAGTTAATGATGCAGAACCTGATTCAACCGATTTAATTCAGGTAGCTCAGATTCCTGTCATCATCGAGAATCTCAAGCTGGTTAAATCTGAAATTGAGAAAAAGGTAAACACTGCCTGCGAAATGATATGTACAGACGAAAACTACAAGGAAATCAAGAAGTTGCGTTCATCGCTCAATAAGGAATTTGCGGAATTTGAAACTCGCCGAAAAGCGGTTAAATCGGAAATAATAACACCTTATGAGGCTTTTGAAACAGTTTACAAAGATTGCGTGTTATTGCCTTATAAGAAAGCTGATTCCGCCCTTAAAGGTAAGGTTGACACCATTGAGCAGGGTCTTAAACAGGAAAAGTACGAAAAATCAAAAAGCTATTTTGATGAGTATTCAAAATCACTCGGTATTGATTTTGTGGCATATGAGCAAGTTAGTTTAAACATTACTATGAGCGTATCTCTCAAAAAGCTTAAAGAAACTATAAAATCTAACCTTGACAAGATTATGGATGACTTAAAGCTTATCGCAACGCAGGAGCACAAGGACGAAATCCTGTACGAGTATAAGCGGTCTTTGAATGTATCGGTTGCAATAACTTACGTAACCGAGAGGTACAAGGCTATTGAAGAAGAAAAAGCAAGGGCAGAAGCCGAAAGAGCAGAGCGTGAAAAAGCCGAGCAGGCTGTGAGCAACACTCTTGACGAATATGAACCGTTTGTTGCAAATGTGCCTGAAGAAGTTGCTCCTCCGGTTGAAGAAATATCAGAACAGCCACAGCAAGATGAAAAAGTTCTGTCATTGTCATTCAAGGTTTACGGTACAAAATCACAGCTTAAAGATTTTGCATTCGCTGTTAAGCAGTTAATCAACGAAAGGGGATTACGCTATGAGTAATTATAATAATCAAAACAATCAGATTCAGCAGAGAAAGCCGAAGTTTTCGTCAATGCTCCAGACACAGGCTTTTCAGAAAAGTCTTTCAAACTCAATGAAAGACCCGAAGGAAATTCAGAAATTTACGGCGGCTATCACATCTGTGGTGAGTACAAATCCTGCACTCGAAGAATGCGATGCAGCTACAATTCTTTCGGCGGCTCTTTGCGGTCACTCTCTCGGACTTCCTCCGTCACCACAGCTCGGTCAGTATTATATGGTCCCGTTTAAGGACAGAAAGAATAAGCGTACAACAGCTACATTTGTTCTTGGCTATCGTGGCTATATTCAGCTTGCTATCCGTTCAGGACAGTATAAAAGACTTAATGTGGTGGAAATCAAAGAGGGAGAACTTCTTAATTGGGATCCGCTCACAGAAGAAATTACAATCAAAATGATTGAAGATGAAACAGAGCGTGAATCTGCCGAAACTATCGGATACTATGCTTATTTTCGCTATGTAAATGGCTTTGAAAAGGCTCTTTACTGGAGTAAGGATAAGATGAAACAGCACGCATTAAAGTATTCAGCCGGATATGCAAGCGATGTCAATAAGGGTACAAGTTACACTTTTTGGGCAAAGGATTTTGATGCTATGGCAAAAAAGACAATGCTCAGACAGCTTATAAGCAAATGGGGTATTATGAGTGTTGAAATGCAGACAGCATATGAAGCTGATAATCATATTATCAATGCTGACGGAACTCCCAATTATGACACCGATACTATGATCGATGCAGAAGTTCCTGCTGAGACACCTGAAATTTACAATTCATCTTCATCTGAACCGGATGAAGAACAGTTCTCTATTGATGATCTTGCAGAATGAAATGATTGATTTAGAGATAATAAGCACAGGCTCTAAGGGCAACGCAGTCTTTCTTGACGGTCAGGTCTTGATTGACTGCGGAGTGCCGTTCAGCAAACTTGTTGAGTGTGAAGTGGTTGACCGAGTTAAATATGTTTTTTTAACTCATCAACACGGAGACCATTGTAATGTTGCTACTCTAAAGCGACTGCTGTCCGAACACCCTTGTATTCGGATAATTTACCCCAATTATCTTTGCAAAAAGCTTTTTTTATTAGGTGATACCTCCTTTCAATACAATTCTTTCATAGTCGCTCAGGATAAATGGTACTCAATCAGCAATATTACTTTTTCAGCAGTACCACTTCGGCATGATGTTCCTAATATCGGCTGGAAGTTACACTTCAACACTCAACAGGGGATATATAAAGTTATATACGCAACTGATACATCGGAAATCGCTCATATAACAGCTAAGAACTACGATTTGTATCTTGTAGAAGCTAACTACTCAAAAACAGAATTACTTAATCGAATAAAAGATAAACGATTGAAAGGTCAATATGTGTACGAAGATAGAGTTCTTCGTACACATTTGAGCAAAGAAAAGTGCGATGAATGGTTGTATCAAAATATGGGTAATGACAGTTTCTTCGTTTATATGCACCAACACGAGGACTTAGTATGATTACATCAGCGAACATAGTATCTTATGACGGATATAACTTAATAGTAAGACCGCATGAGCGTATCGGCAGAGAACTTGCACAGAAACAAGTACATGAAATTGAACTCAGAATTGTTGACGGACGCACGATTTCTGCCGAACAGCGAAGAAAAACATACGCAATCATCAGAGATATAGCATTTTGGTGCGGAGATAATCCCGAATGGATTAAAGAATATTTCAAGTTTAATTTTTGCGGTGAATTTGGCATTGAATACTTTTCTCTGTCTGATTGCGAAAAAAGCGTAGCAAGAGATTTCATAAGCTATCTGATAGATTTTTGTTTCTACCAAAACATCGGAACAAAAGATACTTTGCTTAATGTTACAGATGATATAGGCAGATACTTGTACAGTTGTCTTGAAAATCGTAAGTGTGCAATATGCAATGCACCGGGTGAAGTTCATCACGTAGACAGAGTTGGTATGGGACGAGATAGAGAACAGATAGTTCATACTGGACTGAAAGCCATTTGCCTTTGCAGAAAGCACCACGATGAAGCACATCGGCACGAAAAAGAGCTGTTCGATAAGTACAAAATCTACGGTATAGAGCTTGATGAATATCTTTGTACAAAGCTGAAACTTAATACAAAAAGAAAGAGGTGATACAGTGAATGGCTGGACAACCAAAGCGAGGGCTTGACTTTGCGGCTTGGGATGTTCACTTATTCGATGATGATGAGAGATTTGATGTGCTTATTGATGCACAGGGTTGGGACGGCTTTGGAGTATTTTTTTGGATTTGTACCAAAGCTTATGCAACAAATGGTTACTATTATGAGTGGCGAGAAGAAACCAGTGCTGCCACGATAGCGAAACGAATGAGCGGTGGAATTAAATCAGATACGGTAAATCAGGTAGTTAAGCTTTGCTTACGAATTGGGCTGTTTGATAACGGGCTGTTTGATAGGGAGAGCATACTGACCAACAAAATGATGCAAGAACGATATATGTACGCTATCGAAAAACGCTCCGTGCGAGGTCGCACAATAAATAGATTATATTGGCTTTTGAAAACGGAAGAAACAAAGGCTTACATAGTTATACCTGAAAATGAGCATAATCTCTCCGAGAATGAGCATAATCTCTCCGAGAATGACACAAAGGAAAGTAAAGTAAAGAAAAGTAAAGTAAATAGAAATAATTATTATGCGATGCCGTCTGCAAATGCAGCCGACACCGCCGGTGAAAATATTTTTATTACATTACCTTTGAACGATAAGAGTAATTATTCAGTTTCAAAATCTGATGTTCAGCACTACAAAATTTTGTATCCTGCTGTTGATGTAGAACAACAATTGCGTTCGATGTTGGGGTGGCTCGAAGCTAATCCGAGCAGGAGAAAAACAAGAACCGGCATTAAAGGGTTCATTACTAAATGGCTTAATAAGGTCCAAGACAGAGGAGGTGTAGGATATGGATTCAATCCAAGCGATAATGTCAAGAATAATGTCACCACAGCGAGCGGAGGAAATTATCCAACGGGCGAGAAAGTCTTCTAAAGAACTCACTCCGAGAGAAAGAGCCGAACAAGAAGCAAAAGTGTTTAACTCAACACCCGGTAAGCTCATTGGCTATGAGTGCGAGAAATGTATGAACCGAGGCTATATTTACCGTGTAAAGGCAGGCGAAACGCCTTTCGGGCAGGTTACATATGATGTGGTTGCTTGCAAATGTAATTGTATGAAAATTCGAGATGAACTTCACAGAATGCAGAACAGCGGTCTTCAAAAACTTCTTAAACGATATACTTTTGAAAGTTACAAGACAACCTCAGATTGGCAGAAATATGTGAAAGATAAAGCATATGAGTACATTGACAAATGCTCTAATTGGTTCTTCTTCGGCGGTCAGCCCGGTTGTGGAAAGACACATATATGTACGGCTATTGTCGGAGCATTACTCAAAAAAGGCAAAGCACCTAAATATATGCTTTGGCAGGATGATATTACCAAAATCAAGCAGGCATCGAGTAATTTAGAGGTGTATGAAGCTCTCATAAATTCATATAAGCAAGCGGAAATTCTTTACATTGATGATTTCTTTAAAACTCGCAGGGGCGATTTTGTCTCAACAGCTGATGTCAATGCTACATTTAAGATTATCAATTACAGATACAATGAAGGATTGCCGACTGTCATAACATCTGAATTATCACTTGAACAGATTTCGCAGATTGATGAGGCTTTAGGCAGTAGAATTTCAGAAATGGCTAATCCGAAAATTTTTATTAAAGCCGATAAAAATAAGAATTACCGTTTTACGAGAGGAAATGAAAATGATGTCTGAAGCACAGGAGCAATGTAAACTCATTAAATGGGCGGATAAATGTGTGCAAATGAAAATACATCCTGAACTTTCAATGCTGTACGCTGTTCCAAATGGTGGCAGAAGAGATAAAGCCGAAGCCGCACATCTTAAAAGGCAAGGAGTTAGGGCAGGTGTTCCGGATTTATGCCTTGCTGTGCCAAAAGGTAAATATCACGGCTTATATATTGAGCTTAAAGTCGGCAACAATAAGACTTCTGAACATCAGGATAAATGGTTGCAGAATCTTTCACGGTGCGGATACGCCGTAAAGGTATGTTATGGCAGTACATCAGCAAAGCAGACAATTGAAAAATATCTGCAATTGGGTGATTGATTATGAAATTGCAGGTTTGTCGAAAGTGTAAACACGAATATCATCCGTGTAGCATACGGAAATGCCCATACTCTGAAAAAGGTTTGTACATATGTGTTTATTGCTGCAAAAGATGTCCGCATGTGAAAGAAGTGCAGTTAGGCTGGATATGTACTTACGGAAGAAAGAGGTGAATGTAATTGGTAGAAATTGTTTATCGAATTTATGAAGTCGCAGATGAAAAAACAGCCAAGAAAAACGCAGAGAAAGATTTTGAATTTGGCCTATTCTCATCAATAAGTAAATCTCAAAATAATGAACTTGTAATGGATTGCCTTATTTGTGAAAGTCGAGAAAAGTTCAAAAAAATTATAAAAGACGAATACGGGAGTGGTATTTCCTTTCGCTACTCCAGAAAACTTTGTCCTGGTGATTTGTACTGCGTGATTATTGCTGAGCATTGCTATTCAACAGAAAAATACTTTAATAAGGTAACTTTTACTTGCGATTGTTGCGGTGCGAGCGTTGAGACATATTATGGAAAACCAATATATTTTTCTGATTATGAAGTTAGAAACTATTTTTACGGAATTGAAGATTATGCTGAAAAACGCTTTTGTTCCCATAAGTGTAAGCAAGTATATGAGAGCAGAGAACGTAACAAGATAAGACCTAACGATGATGAAGAATTTTATATCACCAAAGATATGTTTTCGGAGAAAGTATCAGGATACATATATAAAATATCCAAAAAATCAACTGGTGAATTTTACATAGGACAAACAATGTATGCTCCTGTTTTTCGCTGGGGGCAACATCTCAAAACCGAAAGATTTCCAATAGAGAATATCACAGATTATCAATTTGAGGTTATTGAAATTGTTCCTCTTGGTTGTAATATACTGGAACGGGAAAAATATTGGATTCAGAAATTTTATAGGGATAATCCTGAAAAATCTCTTAATATTATGTGTACCGCAAATATTAGCTAAACAAAAAGAAATTTAAATAGGAGTTGTGATAAATGAAACTCAGACAGGAAATCAATAATACCCGTGATATGATTGACGGTGAACTCAATCGCATTATGGTCACAGATGATATAGAAGAGATAAGAGGGTTGACATATTATTTATTTTGCAACATAAATGACCTTATCCGCAAGAATCAACAAAGAATTGCCAAATCATTGAGAGGTGAAGAAAATGATTGATTGTTCAAAAACAGAGAATTACTTCAACGAAAAGTTGAAGATGACGAAAAGGACAAAGAACGGACTGTGTGAAATTAAGTGTAGCAACTGTCCTTTGTGTAGTAATAAAAACGGTGAAGGTTTACCGTGTCCAGAATTTGAAATGTATTATCCCGAAAAAGCAATTGCAATCGTTCAGAAATGGAGCGATGAGCATCCACGGAGAACTTATCTTACGGAATTCCTGAAACATTATCCGAATGCTCAGCTCAAGGATGACGGAACACCCGAAATATGCCTCAGTAGCTTAGGATTGACGAACTATAATGGATGCAGAAACGGCATTACTTGTTCGGAATGTTGGAATCAGCCTGTTTCTATTGAGGAAGATAAAGAGTAATGACACGAGATAGCCTTGAGAAGTATCTTGATAGCGAAGTTTTTTCGCAAAGAAAATTAATGAAAGAGGTGTAAAAAATGAGGAAGTATGAAACAGTTTATAGTTATGATGTGCTTGATGAAGTTGCAAACGGTGAAAGAATTTTATTGATTGACAGAGCAACAGAAAGTATTTACAGTGTAGACGAAATAAGCACAAAAGATTTAGCGATTGCAATAAAAGCTGAAAACAAAGATAACAGATACGAGTTTTACAAGGAAGTGAAATAAATGAGAATTTATCAGTGTGATAGTTGTTACAAAATTATTCCAAATCCGTACACAGTTAAAATGAAGGAATTTTATGTAAGGGTTGATACTGATTGCCTTAGCGGGATTGCAATTCCTATCGAAAGCAAGAGAAAAATAAAAATATATCTGTGTGATGATTGTTACAAAGGCTTGCATGTTATTGCCGAAAAAAAGGAGCGTGAAAAACAATGATTGAAAAAGAATTAAAAATCCGTGATTTTTGTGGTGATTATGCTTTGGATATACCGTTCGCAGACGGTAGTGTAAACACGATATACTTTAATTCAAAACGAAATGCCGAAACAGTTAAGCATATTATCAAAGTTGACGGTAGTAAACCCAATCATGCTACGGTGTGTGAAATGGAAGAAATCAGGCACGGAAAGTGGAAATTTGAAAAAAATATTTGTGGTTTTGCTTGGTTTACTTGCACAAACTGCCATAAATACATCATTATGACAAAACATAGATTGTATCCATATTGTCCCTATTGCGGTGCAAAAATGGATAAGGAGTGTGAAAAATAATGGCATTCCCAGAAAAGCTAAAAGCGTTAAGACTTAAAAATGGATTAACGCAAGATGAGTTAGGTGAAAAGCTCTATTTGAGCAGAACGAGTATATCTTACTATGAGCAGGGAAAATTTGAGCCTAATATCGAAACCATAATAGCTGTAGCGAATTTATTTAACATCACAACAGATGAATTGTTGAAGTGAGGCAGAAAATGGATAAGTCACACAGAACGGATTTAACATTCTCAAGACAGCTTGAAAAGGCTATGACATCAAGAAACATAGGTGCAACGAAACTGTCGAAAATGTCGGGAATACAGCGCAGTCAGATATGCAAATATTTGACTGCTGAGATGTCGCCGACGGCAATGACTATTCGTAAATTAGCTATTGCTTTAGGCGTAACATCTGATTATTTATTGGGGTTGGTTAAAGCAGACAAACAGTAGCTTGCAATAATAAAATTGTACCTAAAAATAACAGCAAAAAATTATAAAATGGACTTATGATGCAGAAGGACTATCTGTATTGTAAGTCCATTATTATTTGGCGGTGCATATATGGCTAAAGCGTTTGCTAAGAGTTTCTACAAATCAAAACGTTGGCAGGATTGCCGACAGAGCTTTATCGCTGAACGAATGCTTGTTGACGGCGGTTTGTGTCAGCTGTGCAAAGAGCGACACGGCTATATCGTGCACCATAAAATTATGATTGATGAGAGTAATGTAAGCAATCCTGATGTTACTCTCAACCACGAAAATCTTATGTATGTATGCAAAAAATGTCACGATAACTTACCGGGGCACGGGATAGGTTGCGAACCGAAAAAATATTTTTTTGACGAAGGCGGAATGCTCCAACCGATTATCCCCCCCGGTAAAAAATCGGAAACTGGTAACCGTAGGACCGAGGGGGGCAGTTAGATTTTTTGCGCGTCTTACATATAGCCCCCCTCCCCCCAAAATCTTGTGTGAAAGGACGGTAATTGATTTGACTGACGAACAGAAGGAACAAAGAGCGATTAAGCGAGAGATAAAGCGATTAACGGAAATCTACAAGGACATAGAGGTTAAAAGAAAAGACCTCGCTGTTGGCTTGATTGAGAATGCGGCGTTCACTCGAATCAGACTTAAAGAACTGCAACAAGACATTGCAGTTTATGGCTTGACTGAATTATTTTCGCAGTCGGAAACACAAGAACCGTACTCACGCAAAAGACCTGAGGCAGATTTGTATAATACCATGCTCGGCAACTATCTCAAATACATTAAACAGCTCAACGATATGCTTCCGAAAGTGACCGAGGCGAAGACTGTGACAACAGACGGCTTTGACGATTTCGTTGAAGGGCGTGACAAGCTTTGAAGCGCTATCCATTAAGCTATAATCCGATACTTGAATATTACGAGCAGATAAAGAACGGCAAGGTTACTGTTTGCGACAAAATACGCAAGTGGTACAAACATTTAAGCGATAAGGTGATTAATCCGACAGACGGCTATCATTACGAAGCAAAACGAGGAAATCACATCATTGAATTTGTTGAAAACTACTGCCGGCACAGTAAAGGCAAAATGGGCGGTCAGCTTGTAAGGCTTGAATTATGGGAAAAAGCATGGCTTGCGGCGACTTTTGGCTTTGTAGACGATGACGGCATTAGGCAATACAACCTATCTGTGTTAATTATCGGAAAAAAGAACGGTAAGTCGTTGCTTGCCTCTGCGATTGGCTTGTATATGCTCATCGGTGACGGTGAACCCGGTCCCGAAGTGTATGCAGTTGCTACAAAGCGTGACCAAGCAAAGATTATATGGCAAGAAGCAAAACGAATGGTTCGCAAGAGTGAAACTCTGCTAAAGCGAATTAAACCACTGCTGAATGAATTGAGTTCAGAAGATTACAACTGCGGAGTGTTTAAGCCGCTTGCTTCTGATTCAGACACACTCGACGGTTTGAATGTGCATTGTTGTTTAATGGATGAGTTGCACCAGTGGAAAAACGGCAGACAGTTGTATGACATTATGGCAGACGGTACCATCGGGCGAGACCAACCGCTTATTCTTGTTACAACAACAGCCGGAAAAATCAGAGAGGACATCTACGATGAAATCTATGACGATGCTGTCCGCACCACGAACGGCTTGTTTGATGATGTAGGTTACAAAGACGAACACAGCCTTTACATCATCTACGAGCTTGACAAGCGTGAAGAATGGGAAAAGCCCGATTGCTGGGAAAAAGCTAATCCCGGACTTGGCACTATTAAAAATCGAAATGCCCTTGCAAGCAAGGTCAAGAAAGCGCAGGCGAATCCGTCGCTTGTACGCAACCTTGTATGCAAAGAATTTAACATAGCCGAAACATCAACTGAATCGTGGCTCAATTTCGAGGAGCTTAACAACGAAACAAAATTTGATGTAAAGGAACTCTGTCCGACCTACGGCATAGGCGGTGCAGACTTATCAAGCACAACCGACCTTACGGCGGCTAAGATGTTGTTTCGAGTGCCTGACAATGAAAACATTTATGTAATGTCTATGTACTGGATACCGGCAGACCTTGTGGAAAAGAAAGTTGCTGAGGATAAGATCCCGTATGACAAGTGGATAGAACAGGGCTTTATGCGTACTTGCCCCGGAAACAAGATTGACGCAAGTGTTGTTACGGCGTGGTACCAGGAGCTACAAGACGAATGCGATATTTACTTGTGGAAAGAGGGCTATGACGCTTGGTCGGCTCAAATGTGGGTTAATCAGATGATTGACGCTTTCGGTCCTACCGTTATGGAAGCGGTACATCAGGGCAAGAAAACCCTGTCTGCCCCGATGAAAGCCCTCAAAGCAGACCTTGTCAAGAAAAGAATAATCTACAACAACAATCCAATTGATAAATGGTGTCTCGCAAACACCGCAATAGATGAGGACAGAAACGGTAATATACAGCCAATTAAGACCTCAAAGTCAACAAGACGAATTGACGGTACTGCGGCATTGCTTGACGCTTACACAATATATTTTGAATACGAAGATGAATATTTGAGCATTGTTTAGGAGGTGAGAAAATGGGAAAATTTAAGAACTTTTTAAATTCTGTTCGCAATGTCAGAAAGACAAAGAATTTTTCAAGGGTTGAACTTGTCACGCAGAACAATTCAAATTTCTTCTTGTGGGGCAACAGGGCATATGATTCCGACACTGTCCGAGCTTGCGTTAATGCACAAGCTCTTAGATTCTCGAAGTTGTCCATTAAACACATAAGAGAAACAATCGTTGACGGCGGAAAAGACTTGTTAATCAATCCAGAGCCTTACCTCAAATTTTTGCTTGAAGAACCGAATCCGTACACAACAATGGATATGCTCCTTTACAGGACAAGCACACAGTTATCGTTATCGGGCAATGCTTTTTGGCTGATAATCAGGGATTCAAACGGCTTGCCTACGGAATTGTATTTCATTCCGGCTAAATCAGCTACGGACTTGTACGACACTAACGGCAACCTTGTGTATGAATTTGTCCTTGCAAACGGCAAGACCTACCGCTTTGCCTCCGAAGATGTCATACATTTGCGTGATGACTTCGCCGAAAACGATATATTCGGCAGTGGCAAATTTAAGGCTCTTGCTCCTCTGCTTGAAATTGTTGAAACAACCGACAGCGGCATCATCAGCGCTATCCGAAATTCAAGCGTAATTAAATGGTTGCTGAAATATACTTCATCGTTGCGCCCTGAGGACTTAAAGAAAAACGCAAAAGCGTTTGCTGATAATTACCTTAACATCAGCAACAGCTCTGTGGGTGTTGCGGCAGTTGACGCAAAAGTTGACGCAAATCAGATAACCCCGAACGACTATGTCCCAAATGCTTTGCAAATGGATAGAACAAAAAACAGAATCCTTGAGCTTTTTAACACTAATGTGAAAATTATCACATCAACAGCGAACGAAGATGAAGAAAACGCCTATTTCGAGGCGGTGATTTCACCTAAAATTATTCAGCTTAAAAACGAGCTGACACGGAAACTATTCACTCGCCGTCAGCGTAGTTGTGGAAATTACATAGCAGTCGGTTCGTTCAATCTACAATCTGCAAGTCTTAAAACTAAGCTAAATTTTGCCGGAATGGTTGACCGTGGTGCAATGCTTCCGAATGAATGGCGAGAATCACTTGGACTTGCTCCTGTTCCGGGCGGTGACACTCCACTCAGAAGATTAGATACAGTTGCGGTCGATGAAGGAGGTGAAGAAAGTGAAGAGTAAAAATTATGAAGATTTTGTTGAAAATTTTGTTGAAAAATTTAAGTCCAAGAAAACGACAGATGATTGTTATACACCGCCGTTAGTTTATGAAGCCATAAGTGATTGGGTGGCAAAAGAATACAATCTTGATAAATCTACTTTTTGCCGTCCGTTTTATCCCGGAGGCGACTACGAAAATTACGATTATTCAGGGAAAATAGTTGTTGATAATCCGCCCTTTAGCCTTTTGGCAAAAATTTTAGATTTTTATACTCGCAACAAAATTAAATGCTTTTTATTTGCTCCTACTCTTACTATTTTTAGCAATAAAAGAAGTTACAACTACACAACAATCCTTTGCGGCATTAGTATTACATACGAAAATGGTGCAGTTGTAAACACATCATTTATTACAAATTTAGATGATCCTGCCTTGCAAATAAGAACTGCTCCAACTTTATATAAAGTAGTTAAGCTTGCAGATAATAAAACGCTTGCCGCAATAAAGAAACAACTCCCGAAATATTCTTACCCTGATAACGTAATTACCAGTGCTAAACTTTATCCTTTTGCGAAGTATGGTATAGATATAAAAATAAAAAAATCGCAATGCCATTTTATCAGAGCTTTAGAATCACAAAGAGCGAAGAAAAAGGCTATTTTTGGCGCTGCTTTTTTGATTTCGGATAGTGTCAAAGCTGAATTGCAGAAAGCTGAATTGCAGAAAGCTGAATTGCAGAAAGCTGAGGCAACAGAAACGAATAACTGGGAGCTTAGCAGTGAAGAACTTCTAATAATCAAATCACTTGGACAAGGAGGTGAAAACAATGCCGAAGGTAATTGACATTAAAGGTCCTATCATTACAAACGATGACAAGTGGATTTATGATTGGTTTGGGATAGCCTCTTGCTGTCCTGCCGATATTCGTTCTCAGCTTGACGAAGCGGCGGACGATGAGGGCGTACAGGTTGTTATCAATTCATCAGGTGGTGACATCTTTGCCGCCTCAGAAATTTACGATATGCTTGCCGAAAGCAAGGCTACAATCAAGGTCATTTTTGCCGCCTCTGCCGCTTCATACATCGCTTGTGCGTGCACATCTGAAATTGTGCCGACGGGTATGCTCATGATTCATAATGTTTCAAGCTATGCCGCAGGGGATTACAATGACATGGCACACGAATCGGGTGTGTTGCTCAAAGCAAGTAAAGCCGTTGCAACAGCGTACAGGCTAAAAACCGGTATGAGTGAGGACGAACTTATCGGACTTATGGATAACGAAACTTGGCTTACTGCCGATGAGGCGGTTGAAAAAGGTTTTGTTGACAAGGTCACGGAATACGCCGAAAAGCCAAAAGAGGTTAAACTTGCGGCAAGCCTTAACGGCCTTATCCCTGATACAATTATCAAACAGATGAGGGATGAAAAAACACAGCTTACAGCAAAACTTGAATTGCTCAAACGAAAGGAAGTTGAAGAAGGATGAACAAACAGGAATATCTCGACAAGAGAAATGCTCTTTATGACAAGGCAAAAAAGCTCATTGCAGAAAATAAGCTCGCCGAGGCGAAAGAGATTACACAGCAGATTGACAAGCTCGACAACGACTTTGAAAATTCTGCCGTAGACAAAGCAAACAAAAATGCAGAGGAGGGAATCAAAATGCCTGCACCATTTGACAATCACAAGACAAACATCGACCTTACAGATGAGGGCGAACAGGTAACAGATATGTACGCAACACTTGAATACAGAAAGGCGTTTGCTAACTATATTCAAAACGGCGTATCCGTGCCACAGAAGTTTGCTAACACAGCGGCACAGACAACATCGGGTACTGCGGCGGCAATTGTACCAACTACAATGTATCAGCGTTTAATTGTTGAACTTGAAAAAGTCGGCGAGATTTACGCAAGAGTATTTAAGACAGCTTATCCGACTGCACTCCTTGTTCCTACACAGAACATCAGACCGACAGCAAGCTGGGTTGATGAGGAAAAGGGCTCAGACCAGCAGAAGGTTACAACTGACAAGGTTGTGTTTGCAGGTTATAAGCTTGAATGCAAGGTTGCATTCTCTCTCTTTATGACAAAGACTGCACTTGATACCTTTGAATCACAGTTTATTGACCAGATTAAGAACGCAATTGTAAAAGCTGTTGAATCTGCAATCATCAAGGGTACAGGCACAGGCTCTCCGACAGGTATTCTTACTTGCACACCGCCTGAGGGTCAGACTATCGAAATTGCAAAGACGGGTAAACTTGCTTATTCAACACTTTGTAATGCTGAGGCGGCTCTTCCTGCCGCATATGACGATGCTGTATGGCTGATGACAAAGAAATCATTCTTTGCATTTATGGGCATTACAGACAGCAACGGTCAGCCTGTTGCTCGTATGTCTGAGGGTCTCAACGGTAAGCCGTCACTTACCCTTTTCGGTCGTGCTGTTATCCCGACAGACGGGTATATGGATTCGTACGCTGACACGGTTTCAGCTGACACAACCTTTGCAATGATGTTTAATCTCAACGATTACATCTTTAACGAGGTTATGGGTCTCAGCGTCAAGAAGTACGAAGAGGACGACACCGATAACACAGTCCTTAAAGCCGTAATGCTTGCAGACGGTAAGGTCGTGGATACTCACAGCCTCGTCAAGCTCGTAAAAAAGAGCGCTTAAAAGAGGTTTGAATTATGGCAGTATCTAATGAAATTGAAGCTGTAAAGGTTTCGCTCCGTATCAATACGGTGCTGTTTGACGATGAAATATCTGCCCTCATTGATTCTGCCAAAAGCGACATGGCAGGTGCAGGAGTTAATGTCACCGACAAAAACTCAACTGCACTTGTTATGCAGGCAATCAAATTCTATTGCCGTGCTTATTTTTCGGTGACAGCTGATAGCGAATGGGCACGGCATTACGAAGAATTGCGTGATGCGATGGCGGCGAGAGGAGCACAAACAGAATGAATGCAGATACTTTGATTTCGCTTGTTTCGGGTTATAACGAAACAACAAACGATATCGGTGAAATCGTTCAGTCCGAAAAGCTCCGCAAGGTCTATGCTCAGCGGCAATATGTCAGACAATCCGAGTTCTTTCAGGCTCAAGCTAATGGATTAAAACCCGAATGTATGCTTGAAATTAATTCCTTCGAGTATCAGAACGAAGAATTTTGTTACCTCGATAATAAAAAGTTCAAAATCTATCGTGCATATCAAATCAAAGGAACAGAGCATACAGAGTTGTATTTAACTGATGTGGTAGGTGAAAATAATGTCTTTACCTAAAGCAGTCAAAATCACCAAAGACGGTGTTGAGATAATCAGCAATGTTGACCGCATACAGTACACACTTAAGGAGCTTGAGAGAGCCGCTCTGCGTGATGTAGGCAAGCTCGTATGTAAAAGAACACGGCAGAAAATAAAACGCAGGTCGGGGCGCTTAGCGAAAAACACGCAGTATTGGGTGCGTAGCAAGCAGGAAATACCCGATCTGCAAGTTGGGTTTAAGCCGGGCGGCTTTTATGGCTTATACCAAGAAATCGGAACGAGCAAATATCCGAAAATCGGAGCATTGAGCGACGCCGCCGAAAGCAACATCAAAGACATTATAAAAATTGAACAGCAATACCTCAGTGCTGTAGGCACGGAAGAGGCAGAGCGAAAACTTAACGAGGGGGAATACAGTGGTGAATAACATCAAAAAATTTTTGAAAGACTTATTCGCTGAGTATGCACCCTCTTATTTTTTGCAAGCTGACAGCGGATTTCCTCGCCTTGTATATGAGGTTAAACAGCTCTACACGGATGAGCCGTATGACAAGTTTGTTGTGACGGTTAATGTTTATGACAGGCAGACTACGGCAACTATTGATGATGTTGTGGACAAAATCTACAACAACATAGCAAAGGCTACATATTCGGTCAATGATGTTTTTTACAAATTTTATAATAACTGCGATAGGCAGTATATTGCCGAATCAGACAAATCAATAAAGAGAGTGATGTTCACCCTCGAAATGAGAAGATACAGAAAGGATGATTAAAAAATGGCAACAGTTAAGCCACGAAAAATAAAGCCGTACAGCGGATATAATGCCAAGACGGCTGACCATATGCTCCTTGATGCAGGTGCATTTTTTGCAAACTATGATCCAGCTACGGACACATACGCAAGCGCCAAAAAGGCAGGCAAGTGCCTTGGCGTAACGATAAAAGGCGGTGAATTTTCGGCAAAGCCGACACTCAGACGGCTTGAATTTGACGGAGTAAAAACCCGTACCAAAGGCGACACCGTAGTTGACGGTTGGGAAGTTTACATCAAAGCAACCCTTGCCGAAATGACTACTCAGAACTTCATTTACGGTCTTGGAATTGCCGACAAAGGCACAGACGAAAAGGTCGCAGGCTACGATGTAATTACGGGTAGAGATGTTATTCTTGACAGTGACTACATTCAGAATATCACTTGGGTAGGTTGTCTCCTCGGAGAGAATAAGCCGTGCATTATTCAGGTATTCAACGGCTTTAATGAAAATGGTCTTACACTTGCGATTGCTGACAAGGACAACGGCAAAGTAGAAGCTCAGTTCTACGGCAATCTTTCACCTGAGGTTTATGATTCAGAGGACGAAATCAAACCACCGTTTAAAATTTTCAGACCGACAGAAACAACGGAGGCATAATTATGAGAAAATTAAGCATTAAAGACGCATTCACTCTTGCTCGCATTATCAAAAGAGCAGACATCAAAGAGGAAATTGCAGACTTTGCAAATCGCATTGCTGTCAAAAATAGCAACAAAGATGAAACGGTCAACACTGAAGCAGTCGGTCTTGAATTTGTGATTACTCTGTTAACTTCTTTGGCAACCAAAGAAACAGAACAGGAATTTTATTCATTGCTGGCCGATATCAGAGGCGACATTACGGCAGATGATGTAAGTAAATTAAGTATCCCCGAAGTCCTTGACAATGTAAAGGTAATCATCAGGGAGAACGATATTAAGAGTTTTTTTACCTCGCTCTCAGCCTTGAAGTAAGAACATTTGGAATGCTCATGCAGTATTGTTGCGGCAATACTGCCATACTACAAAGGCTGTCTTTTTCAGAGGCTAATGAGATTATTCAAAATGCGATTAATGACCGTGAGGACGAAATGCTCTACAAAGCATATATGCTCACGATGACAGGCAGATTTACAGGTGTGTCATATGTTGATTTTGTAAACAAGGTTAAAAATCAAATGCAGACAGGTGCGGAAGAAACCGTAAATGTCGAAACTGTCGAAAGCAAGATTGCAGATTATCTTGATAACTACAAATGGGAGGAGGTGTAGCTAATAATGGCTGTTGAAATCTTTAAGTTGTTTGGCTCGATTTTCGTTAATAACGATGAGGCAAATAAATCAATTTCTGAAACTGACAAAAAGAGTAAAGGTGTTGCCGCAACCTTGGGTAACGGTATCAAAACTGCTGGCAAATGGGGAGCGGCAATGGTCGGAGGTGCGGCGGCAGGCGTAGGAGCATTGTCCACTGTCGCAGAGAGCACCCGAGAATACCGAACAGAAATGGGAAAACTTGACACAGCTTTCACCACCAACAAATTCTCAGCGGCAGACGCAAAGCAAACATATTCCGACCTCTATGCCGTAGTAGGTGACAGCGGACAAGCGACAGAAGCCGCAAACCACCTTTCTTTGCTTTGCAATTCTACCAAAGATTTGCAATCTTGGACAGAAATCTGCACAGGTGTTTACGGTCAGTTTGGCGATTCACTTCCGATTGAAGGCTTAACTGAGGCGGCGAACGAAACAGCGAAAGTCGGACAGGTAACAGGTCCGCTTGCTGATGCTCTTAACTGGATGGGTGTGTCTGAGGATGCTTTTAATGAAAAACTTGCAAAATGCTCTTCGGAGCAAGAGCGACAGCAGTTAATCACATCCACGCTCACATCGCTGTATTCGGATGCCTCTGCTCAGTATAAGAAAACAAACGGCGATGTAATGGAATCTAACAGGGCACATCAGCAGTTATCCGACACTATGGCTCAGATTGGTGCTGTCGCCGAGCCTGTCCTTAACTCTCTTATCGGTCTTGGTGGTAAACTCCTCGAACAGCTCTCACCATTGATTGAGAGCGTGGCAAACAACCTTGCCCCCGTTTTAATCAACATTTGCGAAGAGATAGCTCCGATAATTGTGTCAATGCTTGAGCAGATAATGCCGTTAATTGAGGAGTTACTACCGTTTATTGCTCAGCTTATGGAGCAGTTAGCCCCTATCATTGTACAGATTGTTGAACAATTATTTCCGCCACTTTTGCAAATCATTCAGGATTTACTTCCGTATTTTATGCAGATAATAACGGCGATTATGCCATTGTTTGGTACTCTTGTAGAGCTTTTAACGCCCGTTATCGAAATGTTTATTCAGCTTGCCAGCGTGTTACTCAACGGCTTATTAGCGGCACTCACTCCGATTATTGAGGATTTAGCGACATTCCTTAACGATTTGCTTACACCTCTTATCCCGATAATCAGCGATTTGTGCAATACGATTATTGAAACTTTACAGCCTGTTTTTGAGCAGTTGTCGCCTGTTATTACACAGGTTTTTGATGCGCTCCGTCCTGTTTTAGACTTGCTCGGCGAAATGCTTGAAACGCTTATTCCTGCGCTTGTACCGGTGATCGAATGGTTAGCTCAAATTTTCAGCAATGTTTTGGGCAATGCGATTGAGAGTGTAAAAAACTTACTCAAACCACTCACAGGAGCGTTCGAGGGAGTTATTAAGTTTATAAAAGGTGTTTTCAGTGGCAACTGGGAAGAGGCGTGGAACGGTGTTGTTCAAATTTTTAAAAATGTATTCAATATCTTACCAACGATTGTCGAAAACATAATCAATGGCGTAATCGGCATTATTAACGGACTGCTTTCAGGCATTGACTGGGCAACATCAATGATTGGCTGGGAGATTGACCCGATTCCCGAAGTTACATTGCCACGATTCAGGGCAGGCATTGACTATGTTCCCCACGATAAATATGCCGCCTATCTTGATGCGGGCGAGGCAGTTCTCACAGCTCAAGAGGCTGAGGAGTATCGTCAATCAAAGCGTGAAGGCAGAGGCTCAGTTTTTGAAAACGATTCAACCAATATAGTCAACAATATCAGTATTAACATTCCTTCTGTTGCGATTAATAACGATATGGACATTGACAGCTTGGTTGATGATATCAGCAACAGGCTTGCCGATGAAATAACAAGGAGGCAGAGAGCATATGCATAACTTTTATTTTGCAGACAAATGGCTGTCTTATTTTTGTGGCAGATTCGTACAAGCTCCACAGCACGAAATTTCCAAAAGGGATATTTCAGCAATTGAAATCCCATACAAGGACGGCGACATTCTCCTCGATAATGGCAGGTGGCAGAATGTGGAGTTTGAAAGAGAAATTTGTTTTCTGCCGTATTTGTCTGAGATGTCCGCACATCACCTTGCTAAGGCTGTTACTGAATGGCTGACCTTAAATCGGGGATATCAGAAGTACAAAGACACTTATAATCCCGGTTATTTCACTAATGCTTACATATCAAATATTGATAGCATTGTGCGGGAGTTGCCCTCGTTGCTTTCAACCAAAATCAAATTCAATCGTGTGCCTTGGTGGTACTCGGAGATTGGTGCTAAACCTATTGAATTAGAGGTTAATAAGGCGGTGAATTTGCGTAATCCCGAAAAATACATAAGTTTGCCGACTATTAAGATTACCAACACAAATACAAGCAGTAGCAGTAATGCTAAGGCTAATTTAACTATTAACGGAACAAAATATATTTTGTCTTGCGTTGCGGGTTATGATTACGCTCTGCTTGACGGTGAATCAATGCAGTATAGAGCGTATAAATCTGACGGTACATCGAAATTTATCAACGACACATTACCGCCTGAATTTTCCACCGGAAATAATCAGGTTACGGTTACAGCTGTCAGCAATGCCGAGATTAGCATTACCCCGAATTGGAGGCGTTTGTAAATGTTCTATCCCTTGCTTTATAAATTGCAAAACACAACCCACATCTTGAACCAAAGTGCAATGTTAAAAATCGGTATGATGACCGAGATTATAAGCGGAAAAGTTACCGAAGAACGCAACGGCGACTATTTGCTTGAAATTGAGCTTTTGGTGACAGATGACTGCGCCGATTTGCTTGATACACAACTTTTTGTCAAAGCAAAACCAAATCCGACAGACGAACCGCAATTCTTTGAAATCTATAATTTGCAGTACAAAGATAAAAAATCCGTTGTAATCAAAGCAAAGCATATCAAGCATAATTTGTACAATAATTTTTTGGTTGAAGTACAAAATCAGACAGACATAATGTGCACACCTGCGGAATGGTGGTATCGCCTTTGCACGGGGCAAGAGGAGGGATTACAAACGCAAATGACCTTGTGGGCGCACAACTTTAAATTTACATCCGATATCACCGCAAAATCCTCTATGACGCTCGGTTTTGTTACTCCGTGTACTCTCGGAGATTTTATGGGTGGGGCTGACGGCTCACTTATTGATGTTTTCGGAGGCGAGTATAAATATGACAATTTCAATGTGTCTCTTTTAAAAAACCGTGGAACAACTACTAAATATCATTTAAAGTGGGGAAAAAATCTGAGCAGTTTAACGCAAACACTTGATTCGGACGATATTTGCTCGCATGTGGCGGCATATGCAACTTGCTATGATACCTATGCAAAGCGCAATGTTGTGCTTTGCTCACAGCCACAGGAACTTAAAAGCCACAAATCAAAGTTAATTAAGGTTAAAGCTGTTGATGTAACAAACGGTGGTTCAGTGGATATTGGTAATACGACGGGCTACTGGAATTTTAATGCGCAGACGGGCGAAAACAAAGACCTGCTGATTCAGAAACTTAACATACAGGCTCAGGTGTTAAGGGGGCAGCTTGCAAGTACCAATGGAGCACCTACGCTTAATGTCAAGGTTAATTATCCCACAACGCTTGATGAGATGTTGGATTTGCATTTGTGCGATACAGTTTACATAGACACGGCTAATGACAGTTTGCAGGCAAAAATCATAAAAACAGATTATGATATTGTGCTTGAACGATGGAACAGCCTCGAACTCGGCACACCAAAATCAAAATTATCTGATTATATAGTAAAATGAGGTGAATAAAGTTGAACATCAACCATACGAAAATGACGCTCGAAATTAACAGCTGTAAAAACTACGAAATTTTAGAGGTCAGACAGGGTGACAAAGGTTCACGCATTATTGATTTTACATTTACGGTCAACGGCGAAGTTGTAGATTTAACATCTACGATGTCGGCAAAAGTCAATGCCACGGTTGACGATGTAATCGTTGCGGACAGTGTAGCCGCTGTCGTTGACACAAAAAATAATGTAGTCACAGTTACGCTTATAGACACAATGCTCGCATTATCAGGCATTTGTAAAATGGACATTGTGCTTACAGAAGGTGATGAGATCATAACCGCTGAAACCGTTTGTTTGCGTGTAGGAAAAAGTGTAATCAATGACGACAGCAAAGCCTTTCCAGGCGCAAGCTCTATTGCGGAAATTACAAAAGAAGTCGAAACCGCAAGGGGAAGCTCCTCAAGCCTCAACGCAAGGCTTAACGGGATTGATTCTGCCGTAACCAACAAAGCCGAGAAGAGCACTGTCAGTCAGTTGTCGGCTCGAATGCAGTCGGCAGAAACATCTCTTGCAGGCAAGGCTAATGCAACAGATGTAGCCAATGCTCTTAAAGCGAAAGAGGACAACGCAAACAAGGTTAGCTCAAAAACGGACATCACAGACAGCAGAGTTAATTTTCCAAGCGTTGAATATCTTGACGCTTATTATTACAAGGCGAACGAACTCTATTCATCGGAAGAAACAGACGAGCTTCTCGGCAACAAAGCTGACAAGTCAGATGTTGACACGCTTCTTTCGAGCAAATACGATTCTGCCAACATAGAGAGCGGTACTGCAACTCTAACACCGTATTCAACTGTCACCGATAAAATCAAAAATGCAAGCTGTACATATAAGACGATTGGTGACATCGTAATCGTCAGTGCAACGGTCAAAATGAACGCAGTATCTCTTGCCGGCAATAGCATGTGTCCGCTGATTGATTTGCCGTACAAATGTATTTCCGAGGACAATGTTTTTTGTGTCGGTATTTCAAACCTTGGCAAGCTCTTTAAATTTGCCATTCCGAAAAATAACACTTGGCTACAGTTTTCGACTCAGGATAAGACGGCTTACACATTTGCAGAAGGCGAGCAAATTAATGTGATTTGCTTGTACAAAATTAAATAACGGAGGTAAAAATTATGGAACTTAAAGAAAAAATCACACTCGATATGCTCACAAAGGACAGCGTGTCGGTACTCAGACAGCAGTTTTTGACCTTTAACGGTGAAGAAATGCAGGTCGGCGGAAACATTCGCAACGCATACATGAACAGCAAATCGGGCAGAGAACAGCTCAAAACGGTGCTGTCTGATGAATACTATAATGCTGTCATGGCAGTTTGGGGCGACAATCCAACCGTTGACGAGCCTGTCGAAAGTGAGATGTAAGCGATGAAGATTGATATTGTACAGCTTGCAGAAATCATATCTGCGTTAGCTTTAATTGGCGGTGTTGTATTTGGTGTTTTTAAATTTATCGAAAACAACAAAAAGCAG